CCTGATGCACTATTCCCTGAAAAGTTATTATCTATTAACGTTGACTTAGCTGACTACTATGTAGGTGCAGATAAGGGTGGCTCTGTTGATATGTTCGAAGACTTCGATATCGACTACAACCAAGAAAAGTACTTAATTGAAACTAGATGTTCTGGTACTCCAGTATTACCAAAGTCAATTATGTTAATCAAACAAGCTTAATTATAGGAGGATAATACAATGAGATTAAGACGTGAAACTGGCGATTTTAATATCGTATTAGGTGAAGATGGTTACACTGCAAGAACTGGTTTGCCTGCTGAAAACTTTGTAGGTGAAATTGTTAAGACTGCTGATGGAGTATTAGTAGTTATCACTAAAGTAACTCCAACTGAAACTGGTGCTACATTAGTTGCTGGCGAATTAACTTTAACTTATGTTAAAGCTACTGGCAAAATCACTGTAAATACTCCCAACGCTGGCAATTAATAATGCTAGACGTAATCGTTCTAAACGAGTATAATCAAGCCAATGTTGCCTCAGAATTAATTGCTGAAGACTTCTTTGGCTCTTATATCGAGTTTTGCAGCGACCATTCGCAATACAAAATCACTAAAGTTGAAAGAGATGATCTAGGAACTAAACTTTATTGTGGGAATTTTGTATTCCTATACAATAAACATTCTGGTGAAATCTTTCAATTAAAGTAAAAATTCAAAATGGAGGAGCATATGTATAATAAAAAATACAATGGTAGAATTGGATTTGCTATTACAGAAGAAACAGACCCAGAAAATCATCCTGGTGTATGGGAGTCTATAGTAATAGAGAAGTCTGCCAAAGGTGATGTTTTGATGAGTAACATACAATATAGTGGCGAAAGTCAATTAAATGATGAAATAACTATTTCTAATAGAATTAGTATTGTTGCATCACCATATGTTCTAAAAAATTTTGAGCATATCGTGTATGCCACATACATGAAACAAAAATGGAGAGTTAGTAATGTACAACTAGCATTTCCAAGATTAATTTTAACTTTAGGGGGTGTGTATAATGAACAGCAGGATTAAACTCCATAATTTACTTAAAGAAATTTTAGGTAATGATAATGTTTATTTTCAACCCCCACAAAGTTTAAAGATGAACTATCCGGCAATTAAATATAAACGAGAGAGGATTGAGCACATAAATGCCGATAATGTTAACTATATTTCTCACCATAGTTATGAATTAATCGTTATAGATAAAAACCCAGATAGTGAGATCGTAGAGAAGGTATCTAATTTACCACAATGTTCGCATCGTTCAAATTATGCAAAAGATGGTTTAAATTATGATGTCTTCAAAATATATTATGATGAATAAAGGAGAACAAAAATAATATGGCAGAATTAAAATTCGACCAAGATGGTCAAAGATTATATTTCAATGGTGTAGACCATTGTGCTTTATTCGTTAAATCTGCTGCTGGTTCATATGGTACAGGTGTAGCTTGGAATGGTATTTCTAATGCTACAGTAACACCAGATGGCGGTGATGCTAACGATATTTACGCAGATAATATTAAGTATTTATCAATTCCTGGTAATGTTAATATTAATGCATCAATCACAGCTTACACTTATCCTGATGAATTTAATGCATGCATGGGTTTAGGCAAAAAGTCAGATGCAGAAGGTTTATTATTCGGTCAACAAGACAGATCAAAATTCGGTCTTGTATTCCGTTCTAAAATTGGTAATGATAACTCAGCAAGCTACGGTTATGTATTAAATATCTTATATAACTGTTTAGCACAACCAACTGAACTATCTAGTGATACAGTTAATGAATCACCAGAAGCTGCAGAATTATCATTCGATATTACTACAGTACCTCTAGCAGAAGATGATATGCCTAAAGGATTAAAACCAACTTCTTGGGTACGTATTGAATGTAAGCCAGGTGGATTATTACAAGACACAGAAGGTCATGTTGGTGAACCTACTACTAAGTTACAAAACTTATTAGATGCTTTATATGGTACAGATCCCGATCCAGAATCACAAGGATCAACAGGAACACCTGCAACATTTAAGACACCAGCTGAAATTTATGCAATCTTAAAGGATTAATAGCTGATTGATAAATATTAAATAATGAGGCAAAAGGGTCCTTGACCATTTGGCTTGGGCCCTTTTTTAATTTTAAATAATAAAAGGAGAAAGAAAATATGTTAAAGAAAACTATTAAATATATAGACCATGATGGTAATGAAGTAGTTGAAGATTTTTACTTCAATCTTACTAAAACTGATATTTTACAAAAGCAACTAAAAACACCTGGCGGATATGGTGAAAAATTAGCTGCAATGTATAAGAAAAAAGATATTCCTGCTATTATGGAAAATATGGAAGAATTTATTAAGGATTCATATGGTATTAAATCAGCAGATGGAAAACATCATTATAAAACGCAAGAAGCTTGGTTAGATTTTAGATCTAGTCCAGCTTTCGATGAATTATATTTCGAATTGATGACTGATGCAGATAAAGCAGCAGCATTCATTAAAGGTATAATGCCATCTGATTTAAAGATTACACCAGAAATGGAAGAAGAAGCTAAAAAACAATTTGGTATTGAACAATAAAATAGGTAAACATTATGCTTCGATTGATAATTAAAGGTGATGAATGTTGGAATGAACAATTAGAAGAATTTGTTTATCCTAATCAGACTGTACTTATGATGGAGCATTCTTTAGTTTCGATTTCCAAATGGGAGTCTAAATACCATAAGCCATTTATTCCAGTAGATGAAACTCAGAAAATGACAATGGAAGAGCTAAAATATTATGCGGAGTGCATGACTATTACACAAAATGTAAATCCAGATGTGTATGATGCTCTTACTGTTGATAATTATAAACAAATTAGTGATTACATAGATGATAAAATGAGCGCCACATTCTTTGGTGATGAAATAGATCCATCAGTATCTATGCAACGAAATCCATACGCCAAAAAACAAATAATTACAAGCGAATTAATTTATTATTGGATGGTTTCGTTCCAGATAGACTTTAAATGTGAGAAATGGCATTTAAATCGTTTGCTAAATCTTATTAAAATTTGTCAAAAGAAAAATGAGGCGGCTCAAGCTAAATCTAGCGGTAAGCATCCTAATCGTGCAAATCTTGCTAGTAAATATGCAGCTATAAATGCACGGAGGAGACAAAAAACTGGTAGTAAAGGATAATAAAGCTTATGTTTACTATTAAAAATAAGGGTAATTTTAAGAAGACTGATCGTTTTCTTAAGAGAACAAGAAGAATCAGTGAGGATTTGGACGCAGATTATATTGGACAAAAGTTTGTCACTGCATTAGCTAATGCAACACCTGTTGATTCCGGCCTCACTGCTGAATCTTGGAAATATGAAATAAAACATTTGGATAAAAATTATGTTCAAATAATAATAAAAAATACAAATATTCAAAATGGAGTAAATGTTGCCCTTTTAGTAAACTACGGTCACGTTGCTCCAAATGGAACATGGGTCGAAGGTGCTGATTATCTTTACCCAACGCTACGAAAATTATATATTGACGTAGTAAATGAAACATGGAAGGAGATTGAGAAAGTATGAGCAAAGTTGTAGATGAACGAGTGGTTATTCTTAATTTCGATAATAAAAAATTCGAAAAGAATACTAAACAATCTATGAAGACTATTAAGAAATTAAAGAAGTCAATGCAATTTGATGAAGTGTCTGACTCTATCAACGATGCCTACGATAATACAGACCCTTCCAAATTATTAAAAAGCATAGATGAAGTTAGTAAAAAATTTACAGCAATGGAAGTTGTTGCTTTCACTGTAATAAATCGTATAACTAACAAAATTATGGATATGGGCGAAAAGTTAGTAAAGTCCTTATCTATAGATAGAGTCATAACTGGTTGGCAAGCATATGAAGAAGAAGTAAAATCTGTTGGTACATTGTTAGGTCAAGGATATGATGAAGCAATGGTAACTAAGCAGCTTGAGCTTCTAGCTAAATACACAGATGCAACTTCATATAGTTATACTGATATGACTAATAATATTAGTAAGTTCACAGCAGCTGGTGTTGAATTAAATCAAGCAACTGAAGCAATGATGGGTATTGCAAACTGGGCAGCATTGTCTGGTGTAAATGCTCAAAAAGCTTCAATTGCAATGTATCAATTAGCACAAGCAGTTTCTGCTGGTACTGTAAAACTACAAGACTGGAAAAGTATCCAAAATGTATCAATGGATACACAAGAATTTAGACAACATGTATTAGATACAGCAGTTGCAATGGGTACTTTAAAGAAACAAGCTAATGGTACTTATAAAACATTATCAGGCAAAGGATTTACTAAAAATCAATTTACAACTCAACTTTCTGAAGGTTGGTTTACTTCTGAAGTTTTAATTGAAACGCTACAAGATTATTCTGCAGCAGTTCAAGAAATCTTCGATATTCAAGAAGAAAAACATTATGACAATGTAAACCAAGCAGCTTCTGAGTATCAGAGACGTTTAAGTGAAATGAAGAAAGAAGCTGAAGAAGTTGGTGATACATCTGAAGCTACAGCAAAGAAAATAGATGAGATGGAATTTGCTCTTAAGGCATTTAGATCAGCACAAGAAGCTAGAACATTCTCAGATGCTATAAATGCTACAAAGGATGCAGTTACAACTCAATGGAAAGATACATTTACAGCTATTTTCGGTGGTTATAATGAAGCCAAAGAAACTTGGACACAATTATCCGATGAACTTTGGTATATATTTGCCGAAGGTGCACGGAATAGAGCTAAAGCTTTAAAGTCATGGGGTGACGCAAAATTAGTTAATGATGCTGAAAAAGCAGGAGAAATAATTTCTAACTTGATTGATAATCTTGGTAATAAAGCATTAACTACAGAAGATTGGAACGTTTTATCTTCTTCAATAGAAGCAACAGATGACTTTAAAGAAAAATTAATTGAAGCTGGTGTAGCCGCTGGTTCTTTATATAAAGATGAATTGACAGGTGTAGTACGTGCTGTAGATGGTTCTGTCGTGTCAGTAGACAATTTTGATACATCTTTGGAAAATGGTTGGCTTACGGCAAAAGCTTTAGAAAAAACTATTGAGGAAGTTGAAGACGAAAATGGTAATTTAATAAAGCAAGTTAAAAATCAAGGACAAAATGGTAGACTAGATTTATTTGGTATTACACGTGATAAAGAATCAGGAGAGATAATTTATGAACAATCTGGTGCTTTATATAATTTAATTGGTGCAATAAGAACATTAGTTCAAATTGTTAGAAAAGCATGGGATAGTGTCTTTGGTAAAACTTCTAAAGAAATGAAAACGATCACAGAACAAATAAGAGATTTCAGTAGGGGTGTCTTAACAAAAGTGATTGATAATTCTTCAAAACTAGAAAGTATCTTCAAAGGAATATTCTCTGTAGGCAAATTAGTAGTTAAATTGTTTAAAGGAATGTTTATCGCTATCAAACCAATTATTAATATATTTGGTACAGCTGGCGGTAATGTGATTGATACTTTAGCAAATGTAGGAGAATCGTTTAGCAATTTCGTTGATAAATGTACTGCATTCGAAGATGCAGGTAATTACTTAGCTGTTTATACACAAAAAATAGCTAATTTTGTAGTTGCCGCTTTCACAAAAGTTGTAAGTTGGATTAAGGTAGCAATGCCTACTATAAAGAAAATATTTAATGTTTTAAAAGATATATTTAAAGCTGTATTTGAACTAGCTGTTGCTATAGTTGTAAAAATTGGTGAATTTATAGTAAAAATTGTCAAAGCTATAAAAGAATCAGAACTATTTAAAAAAATAGTTGCTGGTGTAGCTAAAGCTTTAAGAAGCATGGCTAATGCATTACTATTTGTTTTAGATAAATTAAAGAAATTTATTGAAAATATCAGTAAATCAAAGATTGCAGATTTAGTCAGAAAGGCTTGTAACACAATTAAAAATGCATTTATGTCAATGTATAATAAACTTAAAGGTGTTAAAGCTGACGATAAAGGCAATACTGGCGCATTAGCATGGTTGGAAAAGCTTAAAGAAAAATTAAAAGTATTAGCACCAGTTATGGAAGGTTTAAAAAATCTTTGGACTGGTATTAAAAATTTATTTGGCCCTTTAATGAGATTAGTAGGACGGGCTCTTACTGCTTTAGGCGATTTCTTATCTGCAGTAGGAGAAAGAATCCAAGGTTTCTTAGATGGAAAGAATGGATTAATTTCATTGGGTGAATTATTTAAGACAGTATTGAAAGTTGGTATGGCATCAATACTAGTTAAATGGACTACTAATATAATTACAGCTATCACAAAGATGGTTGATGGTTTAAGTATGTTCTTAACTGGTTTTAAAGGTCATAGTATACTTGAAAGAACTGCATTAGCTATGAAACAATTTGCGGCATCTATGTTAATGTTTACAGCAGCATTAATAATATTGTCTAAATTAGATACAAATCAAGTATCCAAAGCAATGGGCGCTATTGCTATGATTTTAGCGATGTATGTTGGTTTCTTAATGTCTATAAAGAAATTATTCGTAACTGAAGAAAGAATATCTGAAGGTTTCAGTTTATTTAAAAAGGGCGAAGGTGCTTTCTCTCATAAGGGAAGATATACTTCCGGCCCAGCTGCTACAATTTCAGCCATAAGTGGTATGATATTATCAATGTCAGCTTCAATGCTATTAATCTCAATGGCAGTAAATAAGTTATCAACGGTTAATGAAGATAAAATAAATAGTGCGATTACTGTATTAATTGTTATAATGGGCGTAATGTCTATATTCTTACAACAGTTAAAAGGATTTGCAAGTGGCAAAGGATTTAGAATGGCTGCTCCTGGTATTCTTACATTTATTGGTATTGCTATATTAATGAAATCCATGGCGGCACGCATGGTAGAAATGTCAACTATGCAAGAAGATGCTATCATGAGAGGTGCAGCAGTAATGTTAGCAATCGCATCGGCATTTTCAATAATGATTAAAGCAATAGCTAAATTATCAGCATCATTTAGTAAATCAAAAGATAAAGTTGGTGGAGAATTCTTAAAAGAAAGTAGGGGTTCTACAACTGGTGTTATTGGTATATTAGTATCATTAACTGTTTTAGTACATAAAATGGCTGCTATATTTAGTGAATTGGCATCTATGTCATGGGATGATTTCGGAAAAGGTCTTTTTGGTTTAACAATAATGACAATATCATTAACAGCTGTCTTATTAGTTATTAAACAATTCGATAAGAAAGATACAAAACAAGCCAAAAAGATTATTGGTATATTAATGTCTTTGGTCGGTGTATTTATGGCGATGACATTTGTTGCTAAACAACTTTCTGGTTTAGATGATGATGCATTTAACAAAGCCATTAAAACGTTAAGTATGATGATTGGATTAATAGGTGCAATATTAATATTCTTAAAAATTGTTGGCCTATTTGAGAAAGATAGAATCAAAATAGTTGATGAGAACTCAAAAATTAAAAAGAAAATTTCTGGAGTAGCTTCAGTAATCCTAGCTATAGGCACAGCAGCATTAATGATTGCAGGTGCAGTAGCGATAGTAGCTTTAGTTGCAAACAAAGTAAAAGATCCTAATATTTTATTAGCATCATTAACTGGTGTTATACTTGTTGTTGGTATTATGATTGCGGGTGCCGCATTATTAATGCAACAAACTCGTAATATACGTGATAAAGTTGATGATAAAAAATTATCTCAACTTGCTAAAGTGATAAAAGCAATGTCAGGAATGATATTGTCTGTTTCATTATCTTTATCTTTAGTTGCAGTAGCATTTAACTACGTATCAAATCCTAATGCATTAAAAACAACTATGGCTTCAATATTAAGTACGTTAACAATACTTTTAGTTGGAGCGTTCTTCATTATTAAACAGGCAAAAGGTTTAACTGCTCAAGATTTAGCAGCTGTTAAGGTTATATTTAAAGCAATAACTAACATGATGTATTCTATAGCAATTGTTTTATTAGCATTAGCTGCAGTAGCATTTGTTGGTAATATAGAATCTTCAACAAAAGTATTATTGGCAACAATGTCTGCTTTAATTATAGGAACAGTCGCTTTATTAATTGCATCTAAAGGAATTAAAGAAGAATCAGTTAAAAATCTATCTTTATTAGTTCTTTCTATAGCAGGTGCAATGTTAATAATGTCAGCTGCGATGATGTTATTATCAAATACTAAAGATATGAAACAAGCACTTAATGTCCTATTAGTAATGGCATTAATATTAGGTGTATTTGTTGCTGCAGGCGCATTATTAGGTACAGCCGGTTTGGATAAGGTATTACTAGTATTAGCCGCTGCTATTTTAGTATTTGCAGCTTCTATATGGTTGCTGGCAGATGCATTTAAAATAGTAGTAGACACTGCTGAAAAATTAAATAATTTAGATTTGGACCCAGAAAAAATGAGTAAAAATCTAAAGGCAGCCGCTAAAGCTATAAACGAAAATGGTCAAGCAATTGGTCGGGCAATAGGTTCTGTTATTCTTGGTATATTAGAAGGTATATTTGATAGAATTGTTGGTTTCGTTGAAAAAGTGTTAACTTATGTAGGAAGTATAGCTTACCGTTTAGGTAAAATTGTAGCAGACTTAATTGGCGGTGTTTTCAAAGGATTATCAGAAACTGATGCTATGGGTTCACTAGCTGATATGTTCATTGACATGCTATCTGTGTTGATTGATAGATTACCAGAAATAGCAGATAAACTTATTACTACGGCTTGTAAATTATTAGACATTCTAACACAACGCGTTCCAGAAATAATGGCTAAATTAGCAACGTTAGCTATGACTGTAATAATTAATTTCATTGACGCTATGGCGGACGCCTTAGATAAAAATGGAGAAAAATTAGTTGAAGCTTGGAAAAAGCTATGGAATTCAATAATTAATTTCTTTAAGAATTTATTTGGTATTCACTCACCATCAACTGCATTTAAAAACTTTGCTGGTGATATGAAAGATGGTTTCTTACAAGGTTTACAAATTGTAGAATGGTGGAATAGTGTAAAACAAAAATTCACAGAATTTAAAAATCATATCGAAAAATGGTTTAAAGAAAAATTGATAGAACCATTTACTAAATGGGGCAAAGACATTATCGATGGATTAGTTGGCGGTTTACAATCAGGCTGGAATACAGTAACTGGTTGGTTCAGTAATTTAGGCAAAAGTATTAAAAATATATTCTGCAAAGAAGAAGAAATTCACTCACCATCAAAAGTATTCGAACAATACGGTGAATACATTAATGAAGGTTTAATGAATGGTCTTGAAGATACAGCCGGTGTCGAACATGCCGTAGAAAATTTAAGTGATTCTGTAATCGATACAATGGATGATTCAGATATTAATACAGTTTTAACTAACTTATTAAATAATTTAGATATGTCAGACGATGGCATTGTAATAAAACCTGTATTAGACCTTACAAATATTCAAAATGGAGCATCTGAAATTAATAGAATATTATCTTCATTTAATGGTTATGCATTAGGTGGAAATATGGCTTCGTTAACTTCAGATATTAGTTCATCAATGAACAGAATGAGTCGTTATAGTGCAGCTCCAAGCACAGTAAATAATACAAATACGACTAATGAAAATGTGTACAACACATTTAATATTACTGGTAGCAATGCTAAAGATATTGCAGACCAAGTAGCTCAAGAATTACAAAGACAAGTAGATAGGAGGGACAAGGTATGGCGTTAATAATATTTAATGGTAAATCAACTGAGGATTTATGTCTTATAAGTCAAGCAATACCATCATATGAATTCCCCAAGAAATTGTATGATTATACACATATTCCTGGAAGAAATGGTGATATTGTTATAGACACAAATGCATATGAAAATGTAAATAGAACATATTATTTGGCATCTATATATAAGCCAGGAACTGATTTCGCTTCTAATGCAAGCAAAATTGTTGAATGGTTGATGTCTGCTAAAGGGTATTGTCGTTTAGAAGATTCATATGAACCCGATGTTTATAGAATGGCAAGTTATGTTAATAATGGTTCATTAACTGATATTATGAAAACAGCAACTACTATAAATGTAACATTCAATTGCAAACCTCAACGATACCTTAAAGCTGGAGAAAAAGAAGTTTCATTTGGCATTAACGCGAATGTAACCATTACAAATCCAACTGAATTTGATGCCCTCCCTACTATCAAATTTACTCCTACAGTAATCGGGGAAGTAACAATATCATTAAATAACGATTACGAAATTAGCATTAATGTTCAGGAAAGTATGTTAAATAAGGTATTTATTATTGATAGTGAAACACAAAATTGCTATTACATAAATGGAAATGGTAAGTTTGTAAATGCTAATAATTATGTAACATTGCCAGAAGATAACAATATATTTCCTGTATTATCAGCAGGTCAAACAACAGTATCAATTACTGGTGGTGACACTGTTAATAAGTCAATTACTCCAAGGTGGTGGAAACTATAATGGTTCGTTTATTTGAAGAAGATGCCAGAGTATTCACCACTCTTGGCATTGGCGTTTTAACAGAGATTGAAACGATGAAAATAAAGGATGAACTTAATGGAGAATATGAATTAGAAATGACATATTTTGTAAATGGTTCATTCTATGACGAAATAAGATTAAAACGATTGATAGTTACAAAAGCTCATGTCCATGATGAAGAGGATCAGGCTTTTAGAATTTATAATATTACCACACCAATAAACGGTAAGATAACTGTCAATGCAAGACATATCTCTTATGATTTAAGTAGTATTACAGTTGAACCATTTGAGGCAACTGACCCTTGGATGGTGATTGATAAAGTAAGAGAAGGTCTAAAATATTTGTCTTCTGATACAAGAAATAAATTTACATTTAATATCGTTCCAGCGACTAAGCCAGAAGGTTGGTCCGCAAATGATAATGAATCAGATGATGAAGAAAAAGAAGAAACAAAATTAAAAGTTAATGCACCATCATCTCTACGTAGTGTTCTAGGTGGAGATAACAGTATGTTAAGTACATTTGGTGGCGAATTAATATTTAATAATTTCACAGTAATATATTATACTAAAGATAATAGAGTTGGCCAAGATAGAGGTTTTGAAGTACGATATGGCAAAAATATGACTGCTTTTGAACACAAGAAAACAGTTAGAAATGATTTCACAGCAATTTATCCATATTATGCTAAAAAGACTACTGTAGAAGATGCCGAACAATTATTATCTTATCAGCCAATGTATATAGCTAAAGGTAATAACAAGAATAAAGCATTTACTAGAATGTGGCTTTCTACAGAAGAGGGCGGAGAACCAATAGATGCTTCTAAAAAATTGGTTTCTAAAGCAAGTCCTATTTCAAATGCTATACAAGTTAAGACCAAAGGTGAATATTACAATAAATTATATGTATTTATTAGTGATACTTTACTTAACAATTATGGCGTCCTTTCTAATGGTGCAGTTGGAGAATCGGTAAATACTGTATCTTCTTACGTAAGAATATTTAGATTTGTAAAGGTTAGTGATGCAGCAGATTTTAAATACATTCCAAATAATTTCTATTATACGGAAGGTGATGAATCTCCTGAAAGATTACAAGAACAAACTTTTATGTTAGATACTAACGAACAACCTAAAGAAGGACGTAATTATTATAATGCGGTCCTTAAAGGAACCGACAATGTTCTTGCTGGTCATTATTATCCAGTACCATTATATGCATATGTGGCAAACGGAAGTCCAGATTTAGTATTATCTGGCGGAGAAGTAGATATCGATGATAATGTCAATAATACAAAATTGTGGTTATCATATGAAGAGAATGGTGACCCAATTTCTCGTAACGTAACAAATATGTATATGATGGCAATACCTATGCAAATTCAAAATGGAGTTGCCAAAGACCATTTCGTAATATTTAACACATTAACAAAGAAGTATAAAGAGTTGAAATCAGGTATTGAAAAGACTTATGCTTCTACTGATACAACAAATACAGAAGAAGTAACTGAATTAGTAACTTTAAAGAAATTTAATGAAGTTACTATGGATAGTGAAAAACTTGTTAATGGTACAAATTATTATTATGGAATAGATAGTTATGATGTTTGTGAATCTCCAACATCTGAAACATGGAAAGAAAACACATATTACTATGAAGGTACTCCTATTTATAATCGTGTAAATGTAAATGCAGATACATATCAGAAGGAAACTTATTATCAATATATAAAGGAAAGTAATGAGTATACTCGTATAGATAGCGATGATTTCCCAAGCGGTGTAATAATGTATGATAAGGTTACAACTTATACATTAAGTACTGAGTTTGATGAAACTGTCACAACGTGGTATACAAAAAGTACTAAGTATGCTTCTATTTATAAGTGGGTTGGTTTATTAACACAACAAGAATATACACCAGAAAAATATTATTATATTGAGAATAATAAGTATAAACGTGATGATAGTGAAACAGTTACTGCTAATAGAAATTATTACCAATTATTAGTATGTAATAGAATTTTACCAGAACTACATTATAAACGATATGAGCAAAATAAATACTATTATCCTGAATTAATATCAGGTACAACTGATGAAGTTGTAATGAATTTAGATAGTAGTCAATCTTGGTCAAATAAAATGTATTGTGAAGGTGTTAACGATTATGTCGAGAATATAATCTATTACATTAAAAGCGAAGATGCACCTTTAATATATTTATCTGCCGAAAAAGATGATAGTAAAGTTCTATCTATAGATTTATCTAGTTCATTCGAAAGTAAACCAGATGCGGAATTACTTTTAGAAGCTGCTAATAAGTATATAGAAGATAATAAAGATGATTTTAATGCTATAGATGATAGTTTCTCAACATCATTTGTACGTTTATCAGATAGTATTGATTATCAGTTTATAGGTGACATCGAAGAAATTCAAAATGGAGATATTGTTAAAATAGTATTCCCATATTTGGTTCGAGACGATATTCCTGAAACAGATAAACACGTTAATCTTCGTGTTACTTCTATGGAATATGATCCATTAAGCAATAGATATACAGCTATTGAATTAGGTGATAAAGATGAAGATTTAAGTGACACAGTATTAACTAGTGGAGCAGATGTTAGTAGTCTTAAAAATGATAGTGGTTATGTTGGAAGAGCAGAAGTTAAGAAGCTTATAGCCGACACAATAATAGCACAAAATTTAACAGTGGAAGGTTTATTATCTGCAGCACGAGCAGAATTAACCGAATTGGTCTCAACAGTAATCAGCACTCAAGATTTGAATGCAGATAATATTGTTGCTGGTAATATTGGTGCTACAAATGTAATTGTTAAATCAAATATTGCTATTGAAGGTTATACATTATTAGATGTTCAGCCTACGAACCAAAATGAGTTTGATGAAATAGCTAATCAGCATGAAGGATATTTGTATTACAAAGAGGCAGAATATGCTTCAACTTATATACAAGTTCCAAGTAATCAAACAGTTCCTGGAACTGATGGTTTCTTATATGATAAAACTTATTACTATAAGAATGGTACTGTATTCAGAGTTAATAATAATGGTGATGTATATGCTAATAATGTTGACTTATCAGGTAAGATTACCGCTACAAGTGGTGACATTGGTGGATGTACAATTAATCCAATCCCAGATGGTGAAACAATAGATGCTTATGTAATAAGCGGAGCAGAAGCATATACTTCTGGTTGGTTAACATTAGAAGAAGGTTCTAGTGTGCCACTAACACCACAAACTGGGGTTTACTATATTGTATATTATAATAATAAGACAAGGTATTATGAATGGGATACCACAAATAGTAGATATGTTGATTGCAATGTTGGTTTAATTATTCCAGTAGCAGAAGTTACACAATTAAGTGCTGATTATATTATTGGCGGTACAATACGTTCATCATCTATATATTTAGGAAATGGTGCATTTAGTGTAACATCCGATGGAACAGTTAGTATCGGCACCGGTGTAATTGATGCTTCAATATTAAATGGTGATTTAACGGGCAATGGATATAGTGTTACTGGAACAACTGGAAGAGTTAATATAGATGCCACAACCGGTGTAATAACTGCAACAGCTGTAGAATTAACAGGTAAGATAACAGCAACTTCTGGACAAATTGGTTCTTTTGTCATAACCGAGAACGATCCATTTTTAGAAACAAGTTCGTCATTAGTATCTTCAGCTGACGAAGGTTATTTTGTATCACATATTTCATCATATGGGTTAGGATTTGTCCGAAATAATAAAGTTACAACATATATTGATAATGGTAGTAGTGACCTTGGAATAGTCACAAATTGCATAACAATAGATTATAATAATAATAATACACGTAGCAATATAAGTAAAGGTACTATGCCATTTTTAACCTTAAATTCATATTATACTAATGAACAAGGTTCATCAAGTGTATATTTCCCTAATGGGGAATACAATACATCAGCTAATAGGTTCATAGTATATGCGACTGCGACATTAAATAATCAGGCAATGTCAATTATATATTTAAGGAATGCAAGATCGGGGCTGCCAATCACTAGTTTTGACATAATTGGTGCAGTTGCTTCTGAATTATACAACGGTAATAAAACTACAACCGGTAATATAATAGTGGAAATAGATAATGCATATGAAGAGGATGGTAATACATATCATGTTGTTAAATTACGTCATAATAACACCCATGTAGTAAAAGCATCAGTAATGATGATATTAGAAAAAATTTAATAAACTTTCTTGGCGGTAAACCGATTTCCAATAATATACTTAGAACATTTTAATGCAAAATAGTTTTATATCTTTCACAAACTATATAAAACTACTCCTTTCATATAAGCGCAATATTTTCATAGCACTATTACCAATTTAATACATTAAAAGTATAATGTTTATCGCCAAGATTAAAATTTAAAAGCAAGGAGACAATAATATGAAAGTTAATGATGTTATTTTAGGTAAAGAGGCCCTAATAAAGCTCAATAACACAAAATTTAATGATTTTAAAATAGTTATGTCAGTTTATAAATTAGTTAAATCTCTTGATGAAGTTCTTGATATGGCTCAATCACAGCAACAAAAAATCTTTGATACATATCATGCAGTAAATCTTCAAAATGGAACATTTAAGTTCAACAATGAAGAAGATAAACGGTCATTCTTAAAAGAAATGGATGAACTAAAAAATACTGATATAGATTCAATACAACAAATTAAAATTCCACTTAATTCAGTGCAAAATGCTCCAGACATTTCTGCTAGAGATTTAGTTTCTCTTGCACCATTTGTTGAGTGGATAGAATAGGGGTTAACATGATTGATAATTATACTCCCGATTCAGACAGTATAATTCATACAGTAAAAGCTGACTTTATTAAATCTCTTGTTAATGAACCAATACGTTTAGTGCAAGGTGATAAACAAATTCCAGTCATAGCTGTAAAATTATATATGGAAGAATTGCAATACATTATTCCGGATAATGTTGATATTTATCTTAATATATCAGTTAATACTGGCGTTCATTATAAGATACCAGCAGAAGGATATAATGTAGTAAATAATGAAACAATAGTATATTTCTTAGTGGATGAAACTTTAACTCAAGCATTTGGAACTTATAAAGCAATAGTCACAGTAGAAATGGAGAATGGTGTAGCTGGTACTTCATATTTCAATGTTATTATAAATAAGCATCCAATTCAACCAGGTACAGTTCCATATACTATAGAGAGTAATGGTTCTAATTTTAATGTCATTGCAATAATCCAAGATTTACAGGAACGTGTTGCAGCATTAGAAGAAGCATCAAACAATTCATAATATTAAACGAGGAGGTTTGACCGATGGGTTTAGTTTATTATGACCAATCAGGAGCACAACATACTCTTGAAGACTGGCGTGTTATACATAAAACCATAGCAGATTTTGGCAAAAATATAACACCCAAACCTATATTCTTAACACAATATGACACTAGCATACCAATTGTAGCAGTAGACCTTTATAATAATGAAGAAGTGTATGCTGTTCCAGCAACGACTGCCATTAGAGTACGCTTAAAAAAGAAAGATGGTTATATTGTATATAATCCTGTTATAGGTTTTAATGAAACCCGTACAACTGTGTATTTCGAATTTACATATCAAATGGGTATTTTTGATGGGGAATTATATGCTATTCTAGAAATGTCAACATCTTCTCCATCATCTCAAGATGAGTCTACACCAAAAGCAGGTTCATCTTATTTATTATTAGTGATTCGTAAGAATCCAATTCAAAATGGAGACACACAAGGCTCCGAACAAGAGATACAAGATTTAAATGATTTAATAGATGAAGCTCATGCTGCTATTGCAGAGATGCAAGGAACAGTAAATCGTGTAACGACTCTTGAAAATAAATTTGCAAATGGTATGTCTTATTCTACATCAACAGAAACATTGACTGTGCCATTTGTGATAAATGTGGAATCCTAGCGTTATAGGATAAAATAACGTAATATATTGGTAGGAGGATTAACCGTGGATACATATATAATTACGGACCAAGTTGTTCATGAAACTAAAGTAGATTTCAAACAACGAAACACCATGGAACCAATTCACGTTGTGCAATATGATAATACATTACCAGTTATTGCATGTAAGTTATTCCAAGGTGGTTATTCTTATACCTTACCAGAAGGTGCTGAAGTTGAAGTACGCTGGGGCAAAAAAGACCACACATTTGTTTACAAACCAGTTTTAGGATGCAATGAAGCTAGAAATACTGTTTATTTTGATGTAGACCAACAAATGTCATATTTCTATGGGTTACATACTCCTATATTGGAATTGAAAATAAATGGTAAAACTGCTGGTTCATCTTATATTCACGTAATGATTGACAAAAATCCAATTCAAGAAGGGGATATAGAATCTCATTGCGAATATTACGATTTTGACAAAGCTGTTGAAGAAGTAGAAGCTGCAGTTGATGAAGTTAAAGAAATGTGCTATACAAAACAGCAATTAACTTATCTATTAAAGATGTTCTTAAATTCAGATGCAAGTTTTGTAGGTAATACTTCTGAAATTGAAGCTTTACAAGTTGACCGTGGTTTAGCCCTTAATACAGATAATATGTTGATGTATTACTGGGATGGTGAAAAATATGCCAACTCAAATCTAGTGTACAAGCAATCAAAAATCGAATACGGTACTACTGAATTCTGGAATAATTATACGGGTTATAAACCTCAAAAAGGACATATAATCATATATTCAGATTATTCAGTAGACGAAACTACACATGTCGAATATCCTAATTTAAAGATTGGTGATGGTTCTACATATGTACAGGATTTACCATTTGTTCTATCTAAAATGGAATCAATAATTGAGAATCATATTGGTGACACTCAATCACATGTTTCAGCAGCGGATAGAGCATTTTGGGATAATAAGTTAAATTGCGGTGATGTGGTAGTTGCCGAAACTTTAATATTAAACAGAAATTAGAAGAGGAGATTTATAATTATGCCAAACGATGTTTCTTATATTTCACAGATTACATTACCATCAGGTAATACATATTTATTAAAAGACGCAGAAGCTAGACAAGCAATTGTCGGTGGCGTACATTATATCGGTGTTACAACAACAGCTTTAATAGATGGTTCAACTACAAACCCTATTACTGTTGAAGGTGAATCTTATACAGCAAAACAAGGTGATATTGTTATGTATAAAGCTTCTCCTGCAGTTACACCAGATGTAGATAGAGAATTTATTTGGAATGGTTCAAAATGGGATGAATTTGGTGCTGGTATCGGTGCATTCGGTTCATTAGCATTCAAGAATAGTGCAACTGGTAGTTATGTTAAGCCAAGTGGCGCTGGTTCTGTTACTATTCCTAAAACATATAAATTTACTGGTACAGCAGGCACTGTCACTGTAACAACTTCATTAACTAGAGTTACTGGGGTTACAAAGACTACAAAGTATGCTAAAGCAGTACCTAGTAAAACAAAATTAGTTACAACAACTATTAAGAAAGCAACAGCAGGAACTGCAGTAGATGTAGCAAAAGCTGGTACTGCCGTAGCAGTAGGTACTTCATTAACTGGAACTAAAACATTTGCAACAACTGGTGTAACAGTATCAGTAACAGATGAGGTATTAACGTTTACTGCTGCAGGCACAGGTACTGTAGGTTTAGGCACAAGTAATATTGTTCCAGCAGTAGCTAATGGTACAATTACACCTGTAACATTAACAGACCAAGTTGTAGCAACAGGTGCTGTAGATGCAACTGGTTCAGGTGCTGCAATAGTAAATGATGTTTCTTTAGGTTTAGAAGATGATACTGCAACTGGACGAGTTGGTGTTGTAACAGATGTAGATGTCACAAGTGATACTGGAACTGTTACTTCAACTGGTACATTCACTCCAGCAGGTGGCGTAGCAACAGCATCAACAGAAACCGCAACAGTAACTGTAGGTACAACAACTGATACAGTAACAGTATCTTAATGAAGGAGGTTTTAGATTATGGCAGACGTATCTAAAATCAAAGGAACAGACAACACAACTTATAATATCAAGGATGCAACCGCCAGGGCTGTTACAGACACATTTAATGTAATTACTATAGCAGGTTCCTCAATAGGTTCTACAAGTGGAACTGTAACTCAAGAGCAAGTTGATTCTATTAATAAAAATACACTTCTTGCGTGGAAATATGTATCTGCTTCTGCGGAAAATTATTTAAGATATTTAGATTACGTAGATGGTTCTTATATATTTACGAATGTAGGTTGGGTGAGTACTGTTCCTGCAGCATTTATAATGGTAATAAATACTAGCAGTTTAACTTGGAAATATCGTGAAATAGTTATTCAACCCAGTATTACTGGTGGCGCTTCAACAATTAAATCTAATAATTTAACAGCTAATAGAGCATTAATATCTAACAGCAATGGTAAAGTCGCGGTAAGTGGTGCAACTGCTGATGATTTAACTACTCTTAATAAATTGATATTTAAAAATAAACAAGCTTATGATGTAGGTGATGTGTGCTTATACAGCGGAAAACTATTCGTATGTGCTACAGCTAAGACAGCCTCACAGACTAGTTCAGAATATTATCCTTCAACTTCTGAAGATACAACTTATTGGACTAGAGTATTTATAAGTTGAGGAGGAAATATATAAAATGAAACATGTATATATATACCAAAAGAAAGGAGGACAATATTTAGTTAGTCCTCTCTCTCTAGGGGTGTGCTATGATTAATCCAAAATTATTAGACATTGCACAAAACTTGAATTTATGGAGTATTGGAACTCAAGTTTCAAATTATAGTGGAGATTGGTATTATCTTGGTAGAGACGATTATCAAAAAGTAGAATCAAATACACAATATACAATAAGTATTGATACTCAACATTTAATCGTTGTTGATTATTACGACTCTAATTATACTTTTATTAGTGATAGTGGACAGATTTGGAATGTTACAAAATATACATTTACAACTCCAAGTAATTGTAGTTATATAAGAATACGTTATGTTAAAAATAATGCTTATATACAAACAGCTATGCTTAATAAAGGCTCAACTGCATTACCATATATTCCTTATATTCAAACAGGAACACCACAATACGTTGACGGAACACATAGACAGATAACTTGTTCCCCTAACGAAACAACGTGGTGGAAAATAACAAGTTCTCAACTACCTACTATACCAAGTGGACATACTTTATTAAGATACGAAACGGTTTGTGATAACACTGAAGATGGAGAATGTGGTTTAGGTGGTATGGGTTATAATGGTTATTTTGGTTTTTATTATATTAGCACTATAAATGCAGGTAATACAAATCGAACATTCAATATTTGGATTAGAGCTTGGTATTTATAAGCATAATATTGAATATAGAGATTAACCAAGTAGAAAGAAAGAATCAATGCACAAAATAAGTGCCTTTGGCTTAAAGGTGTTTTAGAAAATAAAAGTTTAAAGGAGATGACACTATGAATATTAATAATAAATTAATGCCAAATATTCTATTTAATTCTTTTATGTTAACAAGAAATTCTACTAGTGATAATTATTCAATAAATTTTACAAACTACCTTTCAGGTTTTACAGGAAGTTTTATAATGCTTCTAGCTGAGTCACAAGGTGGTTGCACTGGTATATGGGGTATGTCATCAACATCTTGGAACTATAACAGAAAAGATTTTGACGGTGCTAGGGCAACTGAAATATCAAGAGTTCAAAATTATAATGAACCACGAACATATTTAACAGTAACAATAAATAGTGGTAGTGGTACCGTTACAATAAGTGGAGGTATAGGAACTAGACTTCAAGTAACTCTTATTGGCAATAATCCATTTGTATAATTGAATAGAAAGGAAGATTTATGAAACGATTAAAATTTTCTCAATATTTTATAGATACATCTGACGACTTTAACCATACAGGTAAAGCCAGATATAAAATAGATTATAAAGTAGTACCTTATACATATAAGGGCTTTCCATTTGAAGCAAATTATGAAATACATTATGAGGCTGACAGAAATGTCATTCAAATAAATTTCCAAGCAACAAATGGTAATATGGATTGGGTTACCAATCTGTTATTCACACAAAAATATTATGATTCTTTCATCTATAATGGAAAGAAAATAACTTTAAGAGTGCATAACGGCTGGGCTGCTATGTATAAAGCTATGAAACATTTAATAAGAGATAGAGTTAATGTGTTACTTCATGTTAATCCTACCGCTGAAATTGAGATTATAGGATGGTCATTAGGTAGTGGCCAAGCACAATTATGTGCTCAAGATATATTCTATAATTTCGGAAGAAAAGTAAATTTATACACATATGGAAGTGTTAATCCATGGAAAACAAACATATTTAATAGAAGAAAAATTAAAAGATATTTAAGAGAATGCTGCAACGATTGTTATAACTTCTCAAATGTAAATGACTTTGTGACATATTTACCTCCAAGATTATTTGGTTTTATTAAAATCAAAAGAAGACCTGTAGGAAGACCTTTTATATTTTGGAAGTTGTTTAATATTCGCAAATACCATACAACATATGACGATGAGTCATTATATACTAAATACTACAAGCATTAAGAAACGAGGGTAATGTCATGGATGCTAATACATTTATGGGATATTTCATTGGTGCTGTACTTGCTTTATTAGGAGGAACTAGTATTATTGTAGCAATAGCTATTAAACCAATACTAGATTTAAATAAACAGATAACAGTATTACAAGATAGTATTAAGAGTTTAAACTCACAAGATAAAGAAATTAAAGCTGATTATACAGAGCTTAAAGACGAAGTTCGTGATATTAAAGAAAAAGTTAATGTTATGGATAAACGATTTATCAAAATCGAAACTAAATTAGACATGAAGGGGTCAAGAAGGCAATGACAAATTTAGAAT